AAGGATTGAGGTATCCAATCCATGGCCGGCGAGATACAGATCCCAAGGCGACCACGCGGGGGCGCCAGGCTGGAATACTGAAGCACGGAAGCCGGCGCCGTATCGGTAAATCCAGATACTTCCGTGGCCAGGGAGAGCGTCGACATCATTCGCAAGATGGAACAAGGTTTGGTATTGGTTGTCCGGGGTCGTGTCGCCCATCTTAGCCCAACACTCAAATGTCAAGCCTTGGTCAAAATCAAACTTAAGATTTGATTCGCGACCTTTTGCCGTATCATAGACATTGGTACCAGCAAAGTTCTCTGCTAATGGTTTTCCTGCCAAAGCGGTCGAGCCAGTGCCCGGGCCTCCAACAAAATGAATGTATTCTTTTATGTCTGGATTGTTTGCGCCGGCGGCCCAACCATTGTTTGGCGCGCCGTTAAAAGTTACATAACCAGTTGATTTTGGGTATCTCGTATCAAGCACCCAACGGTCTAAGTAAGAGGAGCTATTTTCGAACTCAACTCTCTCGGCCCTAGACCCATCATAAGGGTAGGTTTTGTATATACGTTCAACCGACTCTCTGTAATAGTCTTCGGCAGAACCAAATCTAGCAAAGTTTTCAGGTTTATCAAAGTCGACGGGAGGTACAAACCTCTCGCGGTCGATGCTATATTGTTTAATGTAATCTTGCGATTCTACATCTTCGCCAAGTTCAGTGAGATCTTTGGCTGACAAGAATTTGTTAGATTTTTTAGAAAAAAGTTTCTTTAAGTTGTTATCACCCATTACTCAACTCTAAACTTGAAAATTTCTGGTTGTTCGACATAAGCGTCGTTGTAGTATCGCATAAATTGTAGACCGTAAGCATAGCCGGCCTCCAATATACTCATATCTAAATCAAAATAACTGCCCTTCGAATCGTATGATAAGCGCGTATATGAAGTTGTTGCCCCAGTGGCCTCAGGGGTTGTGGACCCCGTAGCATAAGGGATAATTTCTAGCCCGTCGACTACCCGAAGTACTCTCCAGTACATGTCCGGGACAGTCAAACCCACGGCGTCCTGAGATGCTACAGTATATATCGTGGGCGACCAATCCCAGTCGCGAGTGAAGACGCGTAAACGCGTCGTCGTCTCGGTCTTGTTGTATACCTCTTTCAAGTTTGTCACAGACACAACATATTCAGGATTAGGATTATATTCAGAAGCTGCAAAAATCTTCGGGCTAGATGAACCGGTAAAGAATTGAGTTCCATCCAAGTGCCAGACATCGAAGATTTTTGTTAAAGCACTTGTTCCGGTGGCCGCGAACGAGGCGGAGTATATACCAGTAGAAACATAGCCGCCCGTAATGTTTGTGTGTGCCGCGGCGACTACGCCGCCGCCGATGGGGAGTAACAACTCGGATGTTGAGGGAGCGCTGTTGTCGGAAGAGCCAGAGTATAAACTAACCCACACTTCCCCTGTACCAACCGCTGGAATATTTCTTAACCTCCCATTGATAACATTATAGAGGTACAGTGTGTTCAGATTATCGTCTGCCGGGACGACCGAACTACTGAAATGGAAGTTGCCGCGATCGTCTTTCTTGGTCGAATCCCAGCGGGCCTCAATCAGCGGGCGCTTAAAGAAGAATTCCGAAGTTCGTGAAAAGAATTTCTTTGTATAATAAGACTTGATTGCATCTTCGGCATCATTCCTTAATTTAACTAAAACTCCGTTGTTGTCCTTAGAGCCCAACACGTTTCCAGCAGTATTAAGCCATTGTTCAACGAGAGGGGTGATATCCAATTGAAGGTCTTCTACTCCACTAGTGAAGGAGGCAGTGAAAGAAGAAGATGTGTCAACGTAATAATCGGCACCCTCGGTCGCCCATGCGGTGGTCCCCTGTCTATTAATCCAGTTAGAGCCGGTCTCATCGTATGTTAGATCGCTGTAATCCTCCATATCCAGCCCGTCGCCCTCCTCCCAAGAACCATTAACCGCCGAAACAACAAGATCAAAATTTCTCGGAACTGTTTGCGAATGTTTGGCATTGTAGAGGCATAGATAAAAATCCACACTGCCGGAGGCAGGAACGGTACCAGCAGTCCTGTCGGCGTCGATGTCCGCGACCGGAAACTCTACAAGAATTCTCTGATCTTCAACTGACGCGGAGGTTTCTTGTCCGTATATGTGGAACACTTCTAAAACATCGGAGGCGCCCATGTTTGAACCAGTACCGCGAGTAATTAAATTAGATTTAAACGCGTTAGTGATTGAGTTGTCAGCGTTTGCTGTGTATCTCTTTATGCTCATTACTGTACAGAACCCTTAATATCTGTGTTGGGGTATTTTAGTTCCCATATATAATCTTCCGGAAATTCTACCAGGCGGCCGTCGTAAGACATATTGCCTTCGACATCATAAAAGACATCCGAATAAAGGCCGCCACTTTTCAACACAACTTCCACATCCACAGTGTCGACGACGCCCGGGACCGAATTGATCATAGAATACACAGAGCTTATATCAAACGATTGTCCTACATCGGGAAGTACATTAAACAAATTTTCTTTCAAAAAAGTAGAAACGTTACTTAAAACATCGAACTTGTTTGATACCTCGTTAACCAGAATAATACAATTAATCCCCAGGTTGACAATTTTTGCATCAAGAATATCGACAGTGTCGTGAATCATCTTGTTTTTGCTAATCCAGGTCTTGAGATTTTGTTTTATCAAAGAATTTGTATTTATCAATTTTTGATTTCGATCTTCTGATATAACATAGAGATTCAAATTTCTCTTAAAGGAGTCTGTGTCCAAGACAATGTTCGTTCTCTTGACTGCTCCAAATTTCTCGGGCATGTTATAAACATAAGCAACATAATCGCCCTTGGTAACGATCCTGTTTTGGGCCGCGAAAAAGTCTTTTGCACGAGTCTTTATTTCATCTGACGTTGGAGTTGTGATATCCCCCAATATTGGTTCTTCGTTGCTCACCTCCAGAGAATCAACAACACTCTGAACTGTCGAAGAGTTTAGCGAAGACTCGTTATTAAACGAGAAAGAAGCATCGACTACGCTTGTAAGAGAATTTGAACCAATGTTCATATTACTAACAGCATTTTGTCTATAAAGCACATACAAAGTAGTATTGGACGGTGCCACTCCAAACTTGTTGGATCTCGTGAGAGACGAGGGGTCAAACGTGCTGTCGGTAACGTGATCGCGAGAGTGTTGTTTCAAGACTACACTGGAAGGATCGATAACAGAATCACTTTTAAGCTGGTCCAAGGAACCATATCCAAACTGTATAGTCATTCCATCCGGGGTATTTTTGCTGATGAACCTTCTGGGTACAGGTAACTGTTTCAGAATGCTGACAGCACTATCCACATTATCTTGCCTATTTGGGACTTCCACATACACAGTTTCTTGAGACAGGTGTTCTACTTCAAAATACTGATGGCCTTCACTGTCTGTAACACTTACAATCTCTGTCACGTTATCCGAAGGAATTTCAAGAGTTAAAAACTTTCGATATTGACCAACCTTAAAAGAGGATTCAGCGAATTGTCCGGACATGACAGCCACATTTGCCTTTATGGCGTAATATGTAGGCGTTCCAGAAGACGGATCCACGCGAGCAACCACTTGTTGGTGTTTGCTGGCTGCAAAGTTAACATCTTCTGTCAAACTAAACACGGCGCCATTGTCCGCCCTAAATGCGGCGCCCTTTGCTAATATTGGAAGATAATTTGTATCCACACCGGGGCCGGAGGCCGCGGCTGGCGCTAAAATGAATAAAGATGCAATCCCATAAGTTGTTGGATTAAGTTGAGGCTTATATCCTAATTGTTCAGCCAACCTTATTACGTTATCATACTCTACTGCAGTATTCAAGAACGATTCGTTAACTTGATAGTCCAAATAAAACGATAGAATGTCGCCAACATAAGCAACAGTGTCCAGCATAAGAGCACCAAAGCCGGCTTCGTTGAAGTCGCGGAAACTATTTGGATAGTATCTTTTGGCGTGCTCAATGAGATCTTGTTTGATTGATTCAAAATCTCTACTTGTGTATTTGATTGGTACGTTTTTTTTGGCCATGTTTTTTATAGTGAACTTTCTGTAATTAGTGGTTTCGAAACAATAATCTCAGTATTAAAATGAAGAAGCAGTTTTGGCCGCGTCAATTGAAATAAGGTCCTGAACGCCCAGAGGTACAACTTCAAAATATACTTTTATACCAAGTTGTGACGCGTCATACTCATCCTCTGACGAGTTAAAAACAACGTCTAACACTTCTATGTAGGGCAAATATTTTTGAACCTGTTCATATATTCGAGTATTTATTTCACCATGAGTAAGGCTCGTGTTCTGCTTGAATAAATAATTCCTCAAACCTACCCCAAAATTGCTATCCATAACCCTTTCCCCGGGGGCTGTCAATAAGAGGTTTTTAAAGTTTTGTTTAACTAACGCCTTATAGTCCTGAACCATTAAAAATTGATTGCGCGCCCCAATTCGAAGGGGGGCCACGGGTGCTAGACCAACTATTACATCTGGATTTGCCATTATACTCTCCTTTCGCTAACCGCTTTTAAATACTTATCCTCTTTTAAGAAAAATGTTGATCTAACCACTTTTTTGCGGCATTTGGATCTTCAAGAACAGTGTTTGCAGTCGTTGGTTTTGGCTGCATTGCGTACATCGATAATAATATATTCTCTTTCGCCTCTCGGAAGTGTTCTTCTCCACCGAATTGGCTGATATAATCACTAACTCGGATTGTCATAAGATCGTTCACAGGCACTGCAAACTCAAAAAATGCTTTAAAAATGTCGTTCTCCTGAACCAGTCTACGTCGTAACTCATTGAAGCTACATATTTCTTCATTTGTCCAACCTCTTGTTTCCGGTGTCCAATCGTTTGCGAATTCTAGATCTGTTCTGTAATTTGTGGGGCCGCGGTCTTGGGCGTCGTGCTTATTTGTCAAACCCAGATTACCGTAAAAATTTGCTATCGTGAGTTGGCGCTCAAGGATTTCCTCTGTTTCTTCTGCCAACGGAATTGTGAATATTCTCTTAAAAGGATCGTCTCTATTGCTTGTCTGGAATAAGGAAATATCATAGGACTTTCTAATATTGCAGATATCTTTCCACTCAGGATCCCTGAGACGGTCGGGGAAAAGACCATCAAAGCCAGCATTTTGGGCGACGGCGTTGTTTGGGGGTCCGAGGAGAGTTGTCTGGTCTATAATGTCACCCCCCAAGGGGCCCCGAGGTCTCCCGAAGACGACCGGGCGGTCGAGTCGGGAGCGAACTATATCAGTATGGAAGAAGGTAATTCGGGTGCCGCATTTTAAACTTTTAAAAATGTTGTCCAACGAAAAAGACGTCCAAAAATCATGAAAGTCTAGACCTTCATCAGGGGTGATGGTGGGGCTTCCCGGTCCCTGGCGGCCCCCGGGCGCGATAAAGATGACATCCAATTTGTTGTTATGAAGTTGGGTCTGGAAAAAAACCTTCTCGAATTCCCTCAAGTTAGCGAGGTTCAAACGATTCAATTCTTCATACGGCCATTCGGCCAAATCAAGATTATCTGGTTCGATATCGTAGCCCACGCACAGGGCGCGCCCGACATGATTGTGTTTAAGAAACGCGTTTAACACAACTCTTTTATAAAACGAACGAAACGATTCAACATTCTCAATCTGTTGTCGAGAAACTTCGCTGTTAACAAGCCTTCCTTCAAATGCATTCCTCATATCCCGTAATGCGGCGGCCTGTTCGCGGTCGTATTGTGCCTCCCCTATTTTCTGTTCCAATTCATCTCCTTCGAGTGGTTGAAATTCAAAATATTTTTCAAATACAAATGGGCCTGCGTCCTGGAAGATGAAGAATTGATATCCTGATATGGTGTTTAGGGCTACGGGATATCCTGCGGTAGTGCGGCCGCTCCAGCGCCGATCCCCATCACCATGATTCCCATCGTAATTGGGAAAGTCTGGTCCAGATACTGTCTCTTTGAGCCACGGATACGAGTCCTCATAATCAAAGGAGGCTTTATCTCGGTCGCCGGCGCGTTGGAAGGGAGGCGGTG